CAGCACCGTTTGCGCCCGACAGCACTGCCGCCTTGAACTCCGCTTCGACCTTTGAGGCCAGAGCGGGTCCAGAGACAACCTTGCCGTCAGCGATAAGAATCCCGAGGCGCATGGCGATTAGGCCGACACGATGCGCTTGAGCGAAGCGGCCTCGCCGAGGGCGTAGCCGTAGAAGCATTCCAGCACAGCGACGACGTTGCCGGAATCGTTGTCGTAGAACTCGCGGTAACCGAGGGTGATGCCGGTTTTCTCGTCAGCCACGGGGCGATAGACCCCATCTTGGCTGCGTCCAGCGGGCTGGAGGTAACGCATCGCGGTAATCAACGCAGACGGGTAGGCGGCGAAGCCTACAAGGTTCTGCGAGTTGCCCGGGATCAAGCTCGACCGATAGGTCATGAAGCCGGACAGGTTCGGCAGAGAGCCGGTCTGGTTTGCAGTCGCACCAAGGGCAGCGGCGTCCTTGATTACACTGTCCTTCAGCAGGGCGTTGTAGTAGCTGCTTCCGAGGATCAGCGATCGGGGCACCTCGGGCATATCGGCGGTGTCGCAAGCGTCCTTGATGTCGACCACGTCGGCGTAGTCGAAGTTCGCGGCGAGGCCGGTATGGGCGGCGGAACCGTAGTTGGTCGAGGTCACCGCGGAAAGAACGTCCTGAAAGACGGCCTTCGCCAGTTGAAAGCCCTTCTGCATTCCGAAGCGTTCCAAAGTCGCGGCGGGCGACTTAGCCATGGAAACGTCGGACAGAAACCAAGACACAAACTTGTGCTTGTTCAAGGTGATGGTCCGCTTGTTCAGCGTGGAGTCTTGGCGGGTGTAGGTGCCGGAAAAGTCCGCGGCGGCAGAAGCGGCCGGAACGTAAGGCACTTGGATGGTGTCGGACTTCGAGGCCGGAGCCGGGTCGAAGTCAGTGGTGAATGCATTCATGGGAGCAAAAGCTCCGACGAAAGCGTCTAGGCCCGCCTGGGAGATGAGCGTCCCATTCAGGCCGGAATCGAGGGTATTAGCCATGGTGTGTTTGGGTGTGTGAGTTTACCGTTGGATCAACTGGGCCTTGTTGGCGGACCAGAAAGAGCTGCGCTGTTTGGGATCAGTGATCCGGTCAAATTCAGCGCGAAGATCGGAGGCTTTTTCGCCCGAGGAAACCGGAGCGCCGACTGGGTCGGATCCGGGCTTGCTCGTTTGGATGACAGCCAGTAAATCGGAGGCTTTGGCGTCGGACTTGATCTGGGCAACCCAGGCGTCCTTGCCACTTGCCATGATGCGGCCGTCGGCGATTGCAGCCTCAACGGTGGCGAGAATCTTGGTGTTTGCGATCTCGTCCAACGATGCCTGAGCGTCGGCCTTAGCCTTGGCAAAATTGGCGAAGTTGGTCTCAAACTCAGCGACCGCGGCGTCTTCGGCGAGGTCAACGGAGGAAATCAAACCGGCGGCGGTCAGACTCTGGAGCAGTTTTTGCATGGTTTGTTTGGTAGAATCTGCGCTGTCTTCGGTCTCAACAATTTTAAGGCCTTCAACTTTGGTTAGTTGGGAAAAATTAAGTCCGACAAGGATTTCGCCCTCGACGAAAGCGTCGGTGCCCGGGATGGGTTGATGTCGTTGAATCAATGCGGCTGGATCGGCTGCGGAAGCAGCGACTAAGATTCCAGCGTCTGGCAATTCAAGATTGCCCTCGCGTTTGATTTCGACAATTTCGCCGTAAGCGGTGCCGGTCGAATCGTTCCAACTGACACAGTCATCAACCATGAGTTCAGCCGGCGCTGCGGCTTGAACCAAGGCGGTCGGAGTGCAAGTGAATCGGTCGGCGCGGACCTTGGCGTAAATGGGTTGGGCATCGGTCAGGTCGGTCATGAATCCATCAGACAGAGCCATGTTGCCGTCAATCCAAGTCTCCGCGTCCATCATGGAGCGGATGACCTCTTTGCTTTTTTGAGTCACCTTGGCGTAAATGCCAGCGAGGGTCTCACCCAACTTGTCCAACAAGTCAGCCTGTTCGCGGAGGTCATTGGCGTCACCGATAGCACCCGTCCACGGGTTGTGGATCATGAGGTAAGCCGACGCGGGCATGACTCTCTTGGTGCCGGCCATTGCGATGATTGAAGCAATCGAGGCCGCAATGCCGTCCACGGTGACGGTCACGTCAGGCCGAGATGACAGATAGTGGTAAATTGCCAGACCGTCGAACACCGACCCGCCGGGCGAGTTAATGCGGACATTGATCGGACCATTGCCGAGGGCTTTTACGTCGCGCACAAACTGAGCAGCCGTGATGCCCCAGCCTCCGATCTCGTCGTAGATCAGAACCTCAATCGGTAAATCCGATTTGGCCTGTGCTTTTATCTCGTACCAGTTTTTCACGCGTTTGTTGCTGCGGCGTTGTTGCTCGAAAGCTCGTTCGGGTCAAGAGTCATGATCTCGGCCCGGTCCACGTTGAACTCTTGGGCAAGCTCTTGGGCATAAGCAATTTCAGCCGCCTTTTGCCGCAATTGCTCGCGCCAGTCTTCGCCGGTCTCAGCGTAGATACTTTGAAGCGTTCTCATCCCGCATTTGAACTCGTTGACCGCGGCAGATGAATTGCGGCCTACGTCCACGTTGATGGATCGCGGAGCCCGGAAGGTAGACCGATAGAAATCGGCTGGGGCTGAACGCATTGCCGGATCCGTTTTGATTCCGGTTTCGATGACGTACTCGTAGACGCGGCGGAGGTGGTCAGCGATTACGAAAGACCTAGACCGGAAAAAGGCGTTGGCGATGTCCAAAACGGACCGCATCGAGGTGCCCTGCATTGAGGTGGGCAAGACGATTTCCTTGGGCACTCCGATCCCGGCGCAGACTTTGGCGGTCAGGTAGTCCCAATAACCCGAGGTAGCAGCAGATGGGCGCTCAACTTGAAACTGGTTGAACTCATCCCCGTGTTTGAGAACGGCGACCTCCCCGCCAAAGACGTCTTTGTAATAATCGGCCCGCTCCACTCCATCGGATCCGGTGATGGTGCCGCGGATGATGTCGTCGTCGGTGACTTCTCCCTCTTTCGTCTTGATGACGTTCTGAACCTTTGAAGCGGCCTTAGCGGCTTGCATCTCGAAGATCTGGAGGTCGTCCAAATCGTGAAGGTCGTTCATCACCGGGTAGAGCGCCGGGAGTCCACGATACTGCCCCGGGCGTCCAGGCTCAAAAACATGGACCACAAACTCGGCTTCGACCCGTTGGAAAATGTCCTGACGTTTGCCGTCGTCGTTGGTGATGTGGTAGGCAATCGGGCGGCCGCGGTCATCAACCTCGATACCGTCGATGATTGTCCGGCCCTGCAAAGCGGGCGGGCTCTTGACCCGGTGGGATTCCACCAACTGGATGCGAGGATTCCCGGACTCGCCTCGGGTGAGGATGATAAAAATTTCACCATCAACAAAAAGCGCCCGGGCGATGATGCCTTGGAGGCTACCAAACGACAGCCGGGAGGATAGATCGGCAAACCGTTGCCAGTCGCGCCAGTAATTGAGCGCGGTCGCATTCCACGCGGTGTCAGATGACGACGGGAAAAATGCGAGCCCCTGCCCTACGGTGTACTGCTCAAAAAGGTCAGCGATCCGGTTTACAAACGCGTTGTTGCGCTCAAAGTATCGGGACCGACGAACCAACTCGTAGCGGCTGTACGGATCAATATCGAACGAAGCCGACTGAACCGATCCGTGCAGCGTAGAACGCTGGGTGGTCTGCCGGGCTCCCTCGTAGCGGGCTTTTGGCGAGACGACAAACCGAGTCGCGGCGGCTAGGCGTTGAAGTAATTTCATCGCATCAGATTAGAGAAATCGTTGCGGAACGCACGAACGGGTTTTAACCGGGTCATCATGTAGCCGTAACGGTTGGCATCAGTCGCATTTCCGGCTGTGACCGCGTCATCGTAGAGGTCAAGCAAACGGCTGTAAGCTTCCGCCATGTCGGTGGGCGTCACGCCTTCGGAAGCGTTGACTTGGAACGTCACCGACCGCCCATTGCCGGTGGTCTGCTGAAGCACTTTGCCCGACTCAAGCGCGTGGACCGCCTCGTTGTTGAGGCTGTTGAGCTTGTCCAACAACGTGGCCCCATGGGTCACCGTCGAGTAGACGTGACGCAAGAGACCACGGGCGAATACAGAAGAAACTGCCACGATTGAAGGTCCGCAGGAACAGGGACCGGATGCCACAAGGCCGTTTTACCGTCCTCGCTCATTTCCGACCGTGACGGCGTTCGGCCCGTGGCTGCGGGTGTTTTGTCAGCCAACTCAATGCCTCGACCAGTCGCGCCCGACCTCCTGGCATTGGGAACCCTCGGGCCTTCATGGCGTAGACGTAACCCGGAGCCCGCTTGAGCATGGCAGCGAGTTCCTTGGTGGTCAGAAGGTCAGTTTGCATCGGAGGTGGCGGTCATGCGGATTCGGTTGAAGAAAATTGCAGCGGCAACTTGCATGACTTCGCAGTCGGCCAAGTGATTCGGCCATTTTGAAGACCGTGGCAACCACGTCCACGTTGTCCGGCCGGTGGCGCTGGACATTCTGGCGACCTTTTGCTCGCAGTCGAGGTGCCTCCAGTAGTTCGGCGTTGCCACGTTGTCGGCGATCTCCCACCGAGTGCCAACCTTGCCCTTGCGGAGGCGCTCTAAGATGTCCTTGGTGACGTCGGTGCCGAACTCCAAAAGTTTCAGTTCAAGACGGCCTTGGCCCCCGGCGTTGTCACCAACTCGCGGGTCGATCCCTCGAAGAAAAAACGGCTCGTCCACCCCGGTCTTCGCATTGCGCCAACCTTTGCGGGGCATTCCTTTCGCTGGCATCCATCCAACCCAAAGCGGCACCCGCCCGGTGCGAGCCACGAACCGCCCCCACCGGAGGCATTCGGCGTAAACCGTCGGGGCATCATAGCCTGAGTCGATAACGACGTGGACGTCCCCCACCCCGTGTTCCCGCTGTTTCTCGCGCACGTCGTGCCAAGTGTCCAGCGATCCGGCGTCCACCGCCCGGGAAGATCCGTCCTCGTTCCATGCTCGAACCACGAACCAGAAGTGCGGGCTGGATGCTTGGCAATCGACGGTCAAGAACTTGATGCACTTGTCAGTCATGCCTTCGGTGCCCGACACAATCAGTTCCTCCCGTTGCCGTGGCGCGGCTTGGTTTTCCCACGGCTCGGCGAGGTTACCGTTCACAAACGACTGGAGGCCAAGCAGCGATTCCTTGGCTTCGAGGAACTGCACGGCGAGGTGGCCCCAAGTGCATTTCCGATCCGGGCTGTAAAGGCTCGACAGATGATAGGACCGCACCCCGGGTAGCGCCCCTTTGTTCTCCGGTATCCATTGCCCATGTCGAAGCCCGGCGACCTTCTGAGAGTCGGTCATCAAGCCTTTGCAAAGCTGGCATTCGTACCGGGCAGAGGCGCGGACTTTGCTGAAATCCCATTTTCCGTCTTCAAGTTTGGCGGTTTCGTCCCATTTGACCTGTCGCCACTCGAGTCGGATCGGCTGTTTGCAATGCGGGCAGGGGAGGTAAAAACGGCGCTGGTCTCCGCGGATGAACCGTTGCCAGATGCGGCCGTCGGTGGTGGTCGGGGTCGAGGTTAGAAACAGCTTGGATGATGAAAAGGCCTTGAGGCGCTG